GTTCCAACTAGTGTAGCATTTAATGTATACATTAGTTTAGGAGAAGATTTTCAGTTTACAGGTTATGCTGTAGACCCATTAGGAATTCGCCAACAAAGTCAAATACCCCCACCCCCAACTTTTAAAGCACAAGCGTCAGCAACAGCAGTAGTTTCTGACCAAAAGGCAATATTAACAGAAAATCAGGAAAAAGACCAGCAGTACGATCTAGTAGAACATAGGCCAATAGTAAATATTCGAGATATTTCTAGACGATTTTATAGAGTATTCGGATTACAGAAAAAAGGAACTGAGGTTAGTGCAGCACAAGGTATATTTCCAATTGATTTGAGTTTAATTTTAGGACAACGTGCTCTTGAGCGAGTAGTCGCTGGAGTCTCTGTTAACACAGCTAATGTGCAGAGAATAATGTCAAATTTATTCTTTGGATATCATGGTGGAGTTAAAGTTAAAGTGATGGTAACTGGAGCGGATAATGCCACTATGTGGTATGTTCCCCCTAATTACAAAGCAAACATCATTGCAACAAGTCCTTTAAGAATTGGTTGGACGGGAACAGTTCCCATTCCAGCTAGTGGAGCTGTTGTGCCAGCTGGTACAACTCTCTATAACAATAATCAATTTGCTTTATATCGAGATGACGCTAATTTCGATACACGTATTTCCTCGAATACAGTTTTCCAGGAAAGATGTAATTATAGACAAGACTCCGGCTCATTGGTTGAAACAGCAAACAACCAATATGATGCCGCTAGTTGTGTCTTTGATTTAGAAGTTCCGTATATGTCACCATATAGATTTATTGGCGACTATACTAAATACTATACTACAGATCCAACGCTGGCATTAGACCGATCTAGGTTTAATTCTGCAACATCTAATTTAGGACATCTAATATTAATTGTCCCCCCCACAAAAATTACGGGCAGCTTCACAAACATTTCTGTTGATTTGTTTGTGGCTACCGACGATACCGCTAGATATGGGTATCAAGTTACAACGCCGGTCCTGTGTGGACTAGCAGCCCCAATGGGTGCACCAACTTACTCAGGTAGAGTAGGTACGTATTGGGATCCTTTCGGAGGAGCATCGCTACCAGCAATTCAAAGTAGCATTCCAACAGTCCTCAAAAATGGATCTTATTTTACAAAATAAACAACAAATTCTTAATTTTAAACCGCGAGATCGGAA